AATTTAAGATCATAAATCAAACGACCGCCAAAAGAATCTGCGCCATTTGATGCAGTTGTAAAAGGCGATTTTGATGTCGTTGTTGCAGTTCTTCCAAAAGTATTCAAGTTGCTGAATCGTTGTCCGCCAAGTGATTCTTGCAAGTCGTTCAATCTATTGAATGAAATCAATCTTGAAATTTCCAAATCCGGGGCGTGTGGCATTTCATAGACTTCGCCTAACAATATACATCCGACGAATAGATCGGTTGAGCTAAATGTTCCGCCGCTATTTCCTTCAAATTGTATTCCAAAATATCTTAATGCGCTTTCGTCAAAAGTCACGATCGTGCTTCCGTCCGCACTTGGCGCGATGTGGTTCGTACTTATTGCACCATTGACCACGTTTACAGAATTAGACATAGCCGTTGCGCTTCCCATATCAACGGCGGAAACGTGACCTTCGGTATTACTTGCTTTAATTAGCATTTTAGCATCAGCCGAAGCCATATTATGATTTAATATCGCAACAAAAGATTTCTTGGCGGTTGTGCTTTGTGTATCAATGTTTATAAGTACGTGATCGGATGTTCCCGCGCTTGTGTTAAAATCAACTTTATTTAAAGGACGCATATCAAAAAGTTCGGCTTCTGATCCGGTTTGAACATCAATCAGATTGCTTCCGGTTATTACGTCAAAGTTTCCGTTCTGTTCTGTTCCTCGACTCATTAAAAAATTAATTAAGTCGGGATAAAATCTTGGTGTTCTAATGTTCATATTTGCCATTATGATACCCTTATAGCTTCGATGTTGCTTGAATTAATGTTTTTGGCGATATCTGTTATCATATAATAACCGGCTGCGGTATTTTCAAAGGTTGTCGTCGTTGCGTCGAAGGTTGAAGTTGTTGAATCCCAAGAACCGCCAAGCGTTTGACCATATAATTTAAATTCTGAAGGCCAATTGCTAAAGTTAATAATATCGCCAATTTCTAAATGATTATATCTTGGACGTGATGTTGAAAAAGTAATTTTGTTTTTTCTATCTTTTAATAAATATAAATAAGCTTCTGCAAGTTTTGTCGCGGTTGTTTCATCTAATATTTCGTTAGCTTCTATTTGCAATTTTAAAACTTGATTAAATCCGCTAACGGTCGTTCCTTGTGAAGTTGAATCCGTTGCGGTTGCTTCTGATTTATTTTGTTGACCGCCGTAGTCGTGATTATATTTTATAAGTATAGAATTTTTCACGGCATCAAGTGGCGTTTTAGAAATTTTCACGTTATTAAGATCGTGATAATCAATAGTGTCATCTGCTGATGAATAATCATCCGAACGTCTTAATGTTTTAATTTTAAACTTACCATCGCCACCAATAAACACATAAGAAAAACAAAGTTTACAAAGTCTTTCAATAAAGCTTTTTGAATTCATAAACTTAAATTGAGAAAAAGCAAATTTTATATCCGATATTGCGTCTTCGTAAATATCGCCCAACAATCCATTGGTCGTATTGCCTGAGGTATCAAAAGTTGCAAAATCTATATTGCTTGATGACATACTTAATTCATCGCGCAAAACATCTTCAATTATGAAGATTGGATTTTCAATCAAATCGTTTGCGTTGTATCCTTGATTCCTTGAATCTGCGTCTATATATGAACCATACTTTCGTCCTTTACCTGAAAAATAAACATAGTTGATATTACTTGGAGTTAACAATGTTTCCGTTCTTGTGATTGTTTTTATAGGCTCAAGAACTATTTCTTCGGTTCCGTATCTTGTTTGAACGGTTCTTGTAATTGGGCTTCCTTCAATCGTTTCAACAATTGAAAAATCTTCTATATCTTCAATATTAAAATCAACTACTATTCCCGATTCAACTATTTCAGCCGATTCGTTTGCGGTGCCTGATAATAAAGAATAATCAATAGAACCTTCAAAGTCCCAAGCTGCGGTTTTACCTGAATACAAAGAGCCAATATTTGATTTAACTTCTGAATTTGTGGATATTGAATCAATATCAACATTTGTCGAGTTAGCGGTAAATCTAAAAACGTCGTTATCCTCTCCGCTTAAATCTGTAACAGTACCCCAACGAACCAAAGTATTGACCGAGCCAAATTCTCCCAATCTGTTCAATTGAGGAATCGCAAAGGTCATCGTTGAAACTGAGTTATTGCTTGTTGCTCCGTTTGCCGTCCAAGTTGCCAAAGTAGAAAAAGAACCATCGCTTGTGTTTTCTTCATTTGCAACGGCACCGCTTCCGGTAACACTTTCAGAAGCTAAATTTGATGTGCTTAAAGGATAAAAAACCGAAGCCGTACCACCTCGATATTCAATTTCAGGATTGCCGGTCACATCAATTGTCCCGGTTATGGTTGGATAATATCCATTTTTATAAAAGTATATATTTTCATTATCCATCGTGTGCAATGCTTGTGAATCTGCCAAAGCTTCCGATCCGGCTTCTTGCACGTCCCAAATATCCGTAATTATAGCGGGAAATGCGCCTTTGTAAAAATTATAATATTTATCAAAATGTGTGGTCGGTATAGTCCCGATATTATCTTTTTCGTGAAAATCTCCATATGCCATTGGAATCGGTTTACCTACATTATTAGCCGGGGCGTTTGTATATGTAGATGAATCAACGATGTTTGTTGGAATTTGTTTATGGTATTTAGATGAATTATCCAAAAGCGTTAAGGTGCAATTATTTCGGTCAAAATCTATTTCTCCGGATATTATACCGGTTGCGATCATACGCGCCGAAGTGTCAAGCGTTGAAGTTTCGTTTGTATTTAGGAATAATTCCCATTTACGATTAGCAAAGTTGTTAGTTGACAATAGGTCGGTAAACCTTCCACCTTTGATTGAATTATCTGAATTTATTAAAGTAACAGAAAGATTCCCTATTGTCGTTGTGAAATTAAAAAAATCTAAACTTTGTCGAAGTGTTCCAAATGTTGCAACAATTCCATAATAGATGTCGGAACCATCTTCGCGATGTCTATCACTAACGCCAATAAAATTACTTTCGTCATTATAATATAGTTTTAAAACCCAAAAAGCGGTTGTATTCGCGTTTTTAAGTGCGTTGCTTAGTGAGGTATCAAATGATAACATTATCGATTGATACGAGCTTGACCGGTTGAAATCGCTTTGTTGATTGCCGGAATTATGCTATTAGCTGCAAAGTTATGATCTATCATTCCCCCTTGAATTGTTTGGTTGATTGTAATGTTTGGCGAGGGCGATGCTTGAGTTGGCGAAGCTCCAAATAAAAACTTTAATCCTTTTATAAGGAATCCGGCGGGGCCACCCGCTACCGCTTCTATTGCTCCAATTGATTCTTGAAGTCGCTTTTGAATTTTCATTTGTGCAGTTATTAAAACTTGTTGCATTAACATTCTTTTAAATGCTTCCGCTACATTGTCGCCCATAATTGCGGAGGTAGCCAAAGAAGTTGACATTTGAGCCGAGAATTTAGCTACTCTTTCCGCTTCATTTGCAGTTAATTTTAAAACATTTTGTGAGCCTTCAACATCTTTTTTAAACTTTTCCATTGGCGGAGCTTCTTCTTTTTCTCCTTTGCCGGTAAATTTGTTTACTAGATCAACTAACCTTTGGAACTCTTTTGCTAAAAATCTAACTCCTTTTGCAATTGTTGTGACCATTGGCCCGAATGTTTCGCCTAGTGCAATTGTTGCTTCATCAATTGAAACTTTCATTTGAAGAATATTGTCGGCAAGTGATAATTGTTCATCGCCTAATTGACTTACTAAACCCGTTGCTGATTGCATAGCTGCATTAACAAAAGCTTGTTTTCTTTGTTGATCTGTCAATTGTCTTGAAGATATTCCCAACGCTTGAGCATAATCTTTATTTGCTTTTTCAACATCAATCATAATACCTAAGTTGTCAAGCATAAGTTTAGATTGTCTTCCTAAACCCGTGACAAGCGATTCAATGCCGAATGTTGTTGTCTGTCCTAATGCTGAAGAAAGTCTTTGCGCCGCATCAAACATTTTTGCCATTTGGTCTTCAGAATCAAAAATTCCTAATAACATCGCATTGTTCGCTTGTTGCATTAATTCAAGGCTTGTCATTGTTCCGTCAGTTGCTTGTCTTAATTTATCTAATGTTTGAGCGGAAAAACCTTGTGCCTTTGCTAAATTATTAAAACCTTGTTCAACTTTTGCAAACTCGCCGGATAATTCAATCATTTTTTGAAAACCGGTAATTAAACCGCGAGCTGCGAAGAACGCTGCGCCGACTTTTACGGCAGTTTTCCCAATCTTTCCAATGCTTGAATCAACGCCTTTTAAGTCTTCTTTTGTTTTCTTTGCTCCTTGTAATCGGAGTTTTAAAAGTAGGTCTTTAATTGCCATTTTCTTTTTTTGCCTTTTCTGCTGAACAAGCGTTCATTTCGTTATCAATTATTGTAAAACAATCTAATCGATGCGCTGAAATATCATCAAGTTTGCCAAGCGATATGTTGAATCGTTTGATGTAATTATATTCGTTAATCATATCATAATGCCAAGATTCAAGCAAATAAGAACAATCTGCAAAGAATGGAACGGTATAGTACAAAATTTGACCATCGGTGTAATGTTCACTAGGTTCACAAACTTTGTCAATAATATTCCATATGTCATCGATCGTGTTTATCCTTACCGCGTTGTGTTTATAAGTAACCGGGAGTTTCGCCACAGTATAGGGGAGGCGACTATATGATCTAGGCGGTTTTGGAGTACCGAAAAAACTGCACCAAACCGCAAGGCTTAACCCCCGGAATCCTTTTTTGCCGGATCAATCCCCAAGTATTCAAGAAATACCGCTTGAAGAACTTTGTCAATTTCAGGCATTTCCATTCCTTGAAATTCTACTTCGCCTAATCCGGCTATTTCGCCCACACGCTCAAGAACTGCATAATATGCGTCAACATCCATCTTGCCTTCCCACCAAGTCATTGCGTTCAATTTATGCAATTCCCTTCTTTCTGCGTATGTGCATTCGTTTATTATGTATTCTTTCCCATCGACTTTAATTGTCATTTTTGCGCTCCCTATGTTATTATGATGTTATGTCAATTGTAAATAATGCGTTTGAACCATCTGCCATCGCTTTGAATGGTAAGTCAATAAAAACACCCGCATCCGTATTCGTATGGGTGTATCCGGTATATTTAGCAGTTGGAATATCAAAGTCAATTGTCGATCCGTCGCCAATACTAATATTTACGGAAGTTCCCGCTCTAAAATCTGCGATTGTATCTACAACATTGTCGTCAAGCTTTGCGCTAACTGTACCCGTTACGTTGACTTGACCACCTCGCATATATGCGGAAGGCTCGTGACTAATTGAATTGACGGTTGAAAAACCTACTCTTTGAGCCGGATTTGATATAGTCATTTCAAAGTTATTCAAAACAACATCATCGCCACCAATTGACATCGTTGTACAATCAAAAAATCCTTTTGTGAAATCTACTGCGGTAGCGTTTGGCGATGTTCCTTCTGTTCCGATTACTGGTTGATATCCACTAAAGAACACACCTGAAGCGGTAAGTCTTCCGCCGTTAACGGTTGGGTTCATTGATAGTGTTAACTCTTGTAGAATGGACGAGTGCATCAAGCGATCTTCGTCAGCGTCAGGCGATGAAATAACAACACAAGCATATTCGCCGGTTGATGCGC